GTCGTACATGACCGACCAAGCGCTGCAGCGATTGGCGCCCCCGAAGAAGGGCATTCCCGACTACGTCCAATCGCGCATCGACACGCTCGGCGACACCTACAACCCGCTGGTCGAGCGCGGGCTGCAGAATGGTGGTCGCGAGTGGTACAACCAAGAGCCGCTGCGGAAGATCTTCCTTGAGGAACTCGGGCCGGAAGAAGGCGCGAAGCGCTTCGATATGTGGAACCAATTCATCGCGGCGACCTCGCCTGGAATGGGCGTCGGGCGCAACCAGAAGCTCGCCTCGTATCTGCAGGCGCAGTACGGTCAGGGCAACCTCGGAATTGGTCGCGCGCTCGATCCGACCGGAAGGATGGAATTGCCTACCGGGTACAACCACCAATACCAAGGTCAGGTGAACGAGAAGCTCGCCGACATTCTCAACAACGGTTCGCTGAACTCGGAGCTATACCCGAAGACATCTGGGTTCGGCGCGAATCTGAGTGGCAACTACACTCCGGTCGCGATTGATCGCCACGTTGTGCGCGGCATCGATCTAGTCGGCAAGAATGGCAAGCCGCTTGAGGCTCCAGAGGGCGCGTGGTACGGCTCACTGGAAGCCAAGATCGCCGAGGAAGCGCGGAAGATGGGCGTCACGCCAGCGCAGTACCAAGCAGGCGGCTGGATCGGCGGCGCCGATCAGACCAACGTCACCGACGCCGCGCCGTTTATGCAGATCCTTCAGCGTCAGATGATTGATGCGGCCCAGAAGACGGGGAAGACCCCGGCGCAGTTTCTCCGGGAGTTTGTCCACGGGACAGAATTTCTTCGGTGAAGGCGAGAGCGAGCGTATGCAGCGCACTCATCGAGATGCCTTGCAGGGCTTCGACCGGGATGCCGCTCACTTCCGACAGTTTCTCGATGGTGATCGAGTGCTTGCGTAGTATCTCTGGGACGTTCATTATTCCCTCATGGACTCGTTGATCGTACGTCTGGCAATCTGGCTTGCAGCCAACCCGGCGGGCCAAACGCTCGTCGTCGTCGCGACCGCAGCGATTGTGATCTACCTGGTGCGCTCGCAGTGACCGCTATCGTAGTACTGTGTTTCTCTCTCGCGATTATCTTCGTCGCGATTTTGTTGCTACTCCCCCGCGGCGATCCCGTCGTGGTAACACTCAAAATCAGAGGTGCAATCATGGCAGATGTAAACAAGCCGTTCGCATTCGTGGTCGAAGCGTTCAACGCACTCGGTCGCGTCGTACAAGACACTGGCATCACCGTGTCGCTCTCTGGCGTACCTGGCACCGCGACCGTCGATCCCGCCGGCACCAACGGTGTCTTGACCGCGACTGCAGAGGGCGGCGCAATCTTGCAAGCAACGGATGGAAAGATCGTCTCCGCACCGTTCACCGTGGACGTGGTGGATAACACCCCCGCAACGCTCGTCATTCGCGCAGCATGAACGCGAGCCAATACTTCATGCATCTCTCCCCGGTGAAGGTTGCCGGGGGACTGGTGTCTCCGTACGCGAATGCGCCGCGCCCACTCATCAGCGAGTGGGTCGCGAACGGCACTGGCGTGCTGACGTGGCAGAACCCAGACGGCAGTGGTGCGTCGTCTGAGTATATGGCGACGATGAATGGTTTCTGCTACATGACCGGATACGGCGACGCTCCTTCGACAGGGATGAAGTATCCGGTGACTTCCATCGCGACCGACTACGTCGATCTGGAGACTGGCTACAACGCGCCGCTTCCCGCTGGGCCTGCGTGGTACGCGCCGCTGATCATTCCGCGCAACGGATTCATGATCCGCCAGTGGGGACTGTGCAACGACACCAAGTGGTTCTGGGAGTCGCGCTTCCAGCCCGGCGTCACCGTCGCCAACCCATGCTGGATCAACGGGCCGACGACGAAGACGGAGTGCATCCAGCAGACGGAGTGCTGGTGGTGGGGCGACTCGCGCGGATGGGCAATCGGCAGCGGCGGCAACCCATTCGCACCGGACGGCACGCCGCGCGATCCGCACGCCGTGATGGGCTACGACTCGACCTTTGCACCAGGGGTTGGATTGTGGACACACAAGTCGATCAATCCGACTGCGGCAGAGGTCTGCCTGTACTCGCGCTGGAACTATTGAGCGGTGACACCAGACGATGACGCGATCATGCTCTTTCACGCGACCTCCGCGATCCGATTCCCGATCCAGCGCATCACCGGAACCGCCATCGAATTCCCAAGCGCTTTGTATCTGGGACCGTCTGCCGCAGGCTTCCCGCGGAACGGCACGAGCGTGTAGTCGTCTGGGAATCCCTGCAGGCGCTCGCACTCGCGCGGCGTGAGGCGACGCACTGCACCAGCAGACGCGAGGCAGGGCCGCATATCGCTGGTGTCGCCCGCGTCCGCGCCGTTCAGCGCTGGGACGACATCGGACGGTTGCCCTCGCCCGTTGCGACCTATGCGGGGTTGAAAGACGACGGCTTCCTGGTCGCCGCGATCCGCTTCCTTCGACAGCGGCGGGAACACATCGTCTGGGGCGCCATCCTTGTCTCGCGTGAAGTGCGATGGCTTGAACGAGATCGCGACATCGGCGAACGCAATCGCCGGGACATCTGGACTTGCAGCGAGAGTTGGGAACGGGTCACCCGGAAGCGGCTGCGAGCGGTTGTCTGGCGATGTGATCTGTCTGGGATCGAACGCGATCAGCGGCGTCTGGTTGTTGATGTGCTTGCCGAGGTTCGCTTGGGTCAGCGTGAAGCCGTCGCTGCCCTCGGCGTTGGTGACGATCAGCGAGTCGGCGTCGTCGGCGGTTCTACCTGGGCCGTTTGCGCCGCCGCCGTTAGAGCATCCCGCAATTGGACCGGCAACGTCTTTCCCCGATTCTCTGCTCGGCGCAAGATCCCCGCGCAGGCTCGCACGCTCAAAAAGTACCGCGGCGGCACGTTGCCATCCTCTAGAATTTGCGACAACGAACACGCGACGCCGTCGCTGGGGAACTCCGAAGTATTGAGCGTCAAGAATTCGGAAGGCGAACCCATACCGGAGTTCTGCCAGCCCAAGGAGGAAGGCCGCAAAATCCCGTCCTTTGTTTGATGACAGGACGCCGGGGACGTTCTCCCAAACCAGCCATTCGGGCCGATATCGGTCAGCAATTGCAAGATAGGTGAGCATGAGGTTGCCACGCGGGTCAGCCAATCCTTTTCGGAGTCCTGCGACGCTGAACGACTGGCAAGGTGTTCCTCCGACGAGAACATCGAAAGTTGCATCGGGCCACTCCTTGAACTTTGTCATGTCGCCGAAGTTGGCGACGGTGGGATAGTGATGCGCGAGAGCAGCGGATGGGAACGTGTCGATCTCACTGAAACCGACAGCGCTCCATCCGAGAGGCTGCCAGGCGACCGTCGCTGCTTCGATGCCGCTGCAAACGCTCAGGTATCTCACCGGCCGCCCCCGGCCAGTCTGCGAGTATAGGAGTCGTGCATGGCGTGCCACAGTTCGATTGCGTTGTGGCGATGGCGCTGTCTCCAACGTTCGCAATAGCCGGGTTGCGCTAACTGCTCCGGTGACCCGACCGGTGGGCGCATCCGCTCGGCAACAGCCAGCATTTCCTCGTCCGGCTCTCTCGGCACTCCCGCTGGCTGCGTGGCACCCATCGCGTGCGCGGCGATGATGGCGTCGATCATCCACGGAAAATATGAGCCGATTGAAACTCCGCTATGTTTGTCCATCAACTCCATTGCCTGCTCCCGCGTCATCGGCTGCGCCTGCTGCGTGGGGAGAGCGAGGGCGGCAGCGGCAATTCTGTTGATTGCGTAGATGCGCCGTTCCAGATGCGCTATTTGCGCGTCCTTGTTGCCCTGAATGACGAGCGCACCTTCGCTAGTTTTGCACTGTTCCAGCGCCTCCCGCAGTTTATCGCGTTCATCGCTCATGGCGTCCCCATTCCTGCTCCCACGCCCACATAATCGCGCGGGCAAATTGGCGACTGTTGCTGGTAATGCGCTTCCACTTGCCGGTGCGCTGCGACCGCCGCTGAAACGTCCAGCCGGCTTCCTCCAACTGGAGCTGCATCTCGCGCACGCTCATGGCTTGCTCTCCTGTTGGGCAGCGAGTGCAGGTCTGCCCTCATAGAACGCCCGCATTGCGTATTGCCCACGCTCAAACGCGGCAAGGGCAATTGTCGGGCCGTGCCAACCTAGTTGTTTACACAACTCCTCGGCCTCGGCCAGCGTCATTGGTTGTGCATCACCTGTATCGCGCAGGTATCGCGCAACCGGCTCTGGCCGCTCCCGCTCAACAGGGGCGGCCCCGGCGTCATAGATATCATTCCATGCGTCTAACAAATCTGCGGTGGTGTAATCCATCGTTGACCATCGTTCGGCTTTCTCGCGCATTGCTGGCGTCCACTCCCTCGGTAGCCGCTCTGCGGATAGGCGAGCAGCGGCAGCCGGGGCGGTCTGTGGCGTCGCGTCGGGTGCGGGTTGCGCGGGCGGCGGCACAAGCAGCGGATTGTTCGCTGTGTCCAAGTGATAGTAACGATCACGCCATACGATGCGGTCGCAGTGATCTGGAACCGGCTGCACAAAGACTGTCTCCGCTACCGGCTGCGCCCCTTGCGACTCAGCGGGTGCGGACAAGGCGTCTATAGCAGCTTCCCATGCGTTTGCCATCCGCTCGTGCACATCCTCGGGTATGCGCCCGAGATAGGCGTGCCCCTCCCAGGCTTTGTTGGCGTCGATCAACTCTTGCAGCGCCAGCCGCTGCGCCCCTTGCGACTGGTCGCTCATTTGCGCCTCCGCAGCAGGACCGCCACGACACCGACCGCGAGCAGCAGCAGCGTCGGCGGTTCGGGCACGTTGTTGACCTTGCACTCGATCTGATGCGGCGGGCACGGGTCAATGATCACCGGAGAGCACTTCACCTCCGGGTAACACGGTCCACGTCCCACGTCCCAATCTGCGTTCGTCATGCTGCACCCCTTTCAATGCGTAGTGTTTCGACGCGCTGCCGCCCGGCCTCGCGAAGATTGATGCGATCCTGATCGAGCAGCCTCAACTTCGCGATGCGATCAGAGATCTCGCGCAACGCGCTGCCCGTCGTCGCGTTCCTGATCGCGTCGAAGAGCGGCATCGGGTCCAGGTACTCACCGACTGCATGCGTCGGTCCCTGCACCGGCTCGGCCGCTTTGGATCCACCAGCGGCCCATGCTGCGACACCCATGCCGCTATCCTCGGTGATCGCCTTTTCGAGGGGAAACAGCTTGCGGTGCTGCTCCTGCAATTTGATCGGCTTCGGCACCCCAGGTGCGTCGGCGGTCATCAGCAGAGAGACGGTCAGCTCGTAGGGCAGATTCTTTTCGCTGATCGGCATGATGCCGTCGAGTCCGATTGTCGATGTCTTGGGACGGATGATCGTCTTGCCTTTGTCGTCTTTCGCGATCTCGACCTTCGCCTCGGCGCGGAAGCAGAAAATGACGTGGGCCTTGGTCTGCAGCAGCTTCTGGACGAGCATCCGATGGTTTTGCTTCGGGCGAATCCATGCCGCCATCGTGCAAGCCTCTCGACGTTTCCAATCGTCACCAGCCATTCTCGTCAGCTCGGTTTCGTGCCACTCAAGCACGCCACCTTCTCCAGCCCACTCATGGCTCATGCTGTCAACCACGATTACCGGGTAGCCCGCAGCATCAGCGGCAAGTATCGCTTCGGCGTAACGGTCAGGGGTGAATGGCGCGTGCAAGTCGCAATGATCAAAGAGCGGAAACTGATCCGCGTAGTGCAACGCGCGCCCGTTCTCTGTGTCTATCAACGCGAAACGCCTGCCCTGCGCCATGCCGGTCGCCAAGCGAAGTGCTGAGTACGTTTTGCCAGAACCGGACGTTCCTGCAAGCCCGATTAGGAGGTTAACGTTGGATCTGATTGCCGGTCGAAACTGGATTGCCATGTCGGTCCCTTTCGCTTTGTTGGATGCATGATGGGTGCCACTTGTTGCCCGATTTGTATATCCGCAATTCGGACTCTGGCCCCCACTGCTTGCAGAGTTGGCACATTCTCCAATCAGCGTGCCCGCACGCGTCGAGCGCGCGCTGCCTTCGATGTAGCAACTGGTGATACGCGCGGGACGGGCAGATAACAAGATTCGATGTGTCATCGTTGCCGCGATCACCATCGACGTGGTGAATCTCTGCGCCTTTGGGTAGCGGCTTCCCAAGGGCGCGCTCTGCTATCAACCGATGCCGAAGCACCGACCGACCGCCGACCTCATACATCAAATAGCCATCGGTGCGAACACTTCCTTCGCCAGCCTTCCTCATGCTTGCGTCCCCAGAAGGAAAGGATCTTGCTGCTCGACGTTGTCGAACTTCATCGACTCCCACGCTGGCAGTGATGGATACACCGCACGCGACGGGTACGCCGGGAAATTCTGATTGGCCTGGCAACGCGCCCAGACAGCGAGAGCGCGTTCGACCTTGCGTGCGCCCAGATCGAGCGTTGCTGCATCGACACCGATCAGCGAACAGAGGTGCGGCGCGTTCTGCATTGCCGCGAGGAACAAGTACTCTGTCTGGACGCCGGTCAACTTCTCGATGCCGCGGCGATACCACGCCGCGCTGAAATAGTAGCCTTCGCCGATCAGTTGCGTGCGCCCCCAGCGGTCAGGATCGACGCTTCCGGTGGTGGTCTTCAGATCCACGGTGACGCCGTAGTCGGTCGAGATCCGGTCGGTGCGGAGCTTGCACGGCACGCCGTTATCGATCCAGACCATCGTCACTTCGCTCTGCCCACCGTCCGGTTGCAGCGCAGCCCAGACCGCCGGTTCCTCTTGCTTCAGGCTTTGCGCGAACCCGTAGATCGCGTCGGACGCAGTCTCGATCTCGTCCATCGTGTCGAGCAGCACCGGGATTTTCCCAGCTGCGCGAGCGGCATCCCGCGCCGCCCGGATCGACTTGTTGGTGAAGCCTTCCGGGATCGCGCCGGTCTTCTCTGCCGGGTGGTCGCGGGGATCGATGACCTCGATCCCGTCCATTCTGCCGCCTTCCAAGAAGATCTGGTGGGTGATCGAGCCGACATCCGATGCCTTGGACTGGTCCAGCACGCGGGAGGGGTTGAAGGGTGACTGAAACCACCCAGACAGGGGGCACTCGTCCACGACCGCTCTGGCAACCCCCGCTGAGACAGCGGGAATCGCCAGATATTCGGCCATGGTGAGGTCCGGGTAGATTCCGGGGACCACCATAGCCGCGCTCACGCTGCAGCCTCGCTGGCGTCGATCTGGTGCCCGATCCGCGCGGTGCTGGTCAGGATGTTTGCCGTCAAGCCCTTTGCCAGCGACTTGGTCGTCGCCACCATCGCCTCGGCGACGACACCCAGCAGTCGGTTGCAGTCCTCGTCGTTCAGGGTCACCGCGACCTTGCCGCCGACGCCCATGTACTCGATCTCGCCTTGGAGCTTCCCCTTCATCGCGCCCCACTCCTGACGCCGGATCTCCAGCGACTTGAGGATCATGTTCGCGCTCACGCGGCACCCCCTTCCGTCTTCGCCTGCTCGACATCGATGTCCCGGTGCTGCAGGACGTCCTTCACGTCAGCGACCGAGATGTCCCACTCCGCTGCGAGATGCCGACCGCACTCGGCAGGTGTCGCGGCGTTGATCAGGCGAACCGTCTCGCCCTTCTTTGCAATGTAGATTCTTGTCGTTGTTGCCATGTGATGACTCTCCAGTTGACTACTCACCCGAACCGCGAATGCGGTGCAGGAACTTCACTCGGTCGCCGATGCCGCGCAGCCGATCCAACTTCGTTGCGAGTCGGGCGCGTTCAGTGCGCCAGACTTCTTCGCGATGCGCCCACTCGCTGATGCGTCGCTCTTCGATTTCAATGTGCCAATCGAGGCGCGAGATCTCGGCAGCGAGGTGAGCCATCAACAAACTTTTCAAAATGGCGCGTACCAGGTTGGGGGGCCAGAGCGGCGCGAGTAGAGTCAGCGAGGAGGACGCCAATCCACCCGCTGCATCGCGGCGCTCTGGCTGATTCGATTCATTCATGGTTGCACCTGTAGTCGATTGCCCACTTCGCACGCCCGATAGCGTTCAACTCTGGCGCATCGCAGGCGTCGCACGGTTCGCCGTCGCTGCTCGCTGCTACGAGGTAGCCGCTGTCGCGGCAGTAGCGACAGTCGTACTCCTTCTGGGTGAGCTTGCGCGATTGGTGGTCGGCGACGCGTGCTGACTCCAGATGATTGGCAGCGAGGTTGACGAGGTGAGTTGCGTACATCGACGGCGCACCCGACTGATGGCACTGGTGCGCCGCCGCGAGCGCACGACGCATCTGCGCCAACTCGTACTCGGCGGCGCTCACGATTGCACCTTGGCGAGAGCGGCGCGGCGCGCGGCGACGGCGCGAACGACGATCCAGTTGATCGACTGACTGTTATAGCCGCCGGTCATTTCGCGCACGCTGGCGTGGAAAATGGTGCCGCCCTTGTCAGGGTTTTCCGCGTTGTAGCGGTCGAGCCACGCTTGCGCTTGCGCTGCATTCAGCTTGCGAACGTTGGCGCGGAGTGTCGCTTTCCAATCCGGCGTGCGCTGCGCTTGCTTCGTTGCTGTCTTCATTTGGCGTCCTCTGGTTGGTGGTGCAAGGTGATTGTCTCGCGAGGCAGAATGCCTGTCAAGACATGGCTTTCAGGATCTTGATCGCGTCGCACCGGGCGTCGGAGATCACCCAGCGCTTGTCGTTGCCCAGACGATCAACCAGCGTGTTCAGGGCATCGACAAGCTTCTTGTGGTTGTTGCACGCCTTCGCGATGAACTTCGCGTCACGCGGATCGCAGTACTCCGCGACGATCTCGCCGGTCGGACCGTACACGGCACACTCGTCGCCGTTACCCTTCTCGGCGGTGTGGTAGGGCAGGGCGGTCTGCGGCTTGATGCCCAGCGGTGTCATGCCGGGGAGCGCTGCTACTTGTGGGGTCTTCATGGTTGTCTCCGTTGTGGTGTGAGTGATTAGCCGAAGTACCAGACGTTGCACTGCTGAACGACGGCGGCGATGATCTGGCACGCGACATCGTGTTCCAGACCGCCGTCCGTTTGATCGGCGGCTTGCGTGTCGATCAGCGCGATTGCCTTGGCGCAGACATCGACCACCGACGATCCGACGCACGAGTCAACCGGGCAGTCGAGGATCGCTTCATCGAGCAGGTCGAAGCGCTGATCGATGTTGCCGCGCACCGTGGTCGCCGGGTCGAGCAACTTCGGCTCCAGAGCCTTGAGCGCGAAGTCGATGGCTTCCTCGACGGTGTTGTCGCCTTCGGGCGTGCTATCGACGCTGACGCCATCGACGGTGATCGACACTTCCCACGCGTTGCCGTTGATCGACTGACCGTTGCTGATCGTCGCAACCCATGTGCCTGCCTGCTTGATCCAGACATCCATGAACGACTCGTAGACGAAGCCCGCCGCCTTCAGTTGCGCTTCGTTGATCGCGGTGAACATCGTCGTGAAGTCCTTCGTCGTGAAGGTGAAGATCGCCTCGCCTTCGGCGTTGTAGATCCCGATGCAGGCACCCACGGTCGGGTCCAGATCGTGCGAGGGATCGTCAGCCGACGTGATCCACATGTAGTGGTCGTTGGGCATCGACAGTTCCCACGCGGTGCAGCCGCCGCCCGTGTTGGCTACTGCGAAGCCTGCGGTCTTCAGTGCGGTTTCGATCTTGGTGTTCATGGCGTCCTCTCGTTTGGTGGTGGGGTGCAACTGGTTCCATTGTGCCTTGTGAGGCAGGACATGTCACTACCGTTCGTCGGCTGGCCGGCGCCGCCCAGGCGGTCTTGTACACCACTTGACCGTCCATGCCAGACGCGGCAGAATCGGCCCCATGAAGACACCCCTGAACCTGAAGAAAATGGTTGCCAAGCTCCACGCGATGAGCTACGCGGAGCGCGCCGAGATCGCCAAGAAGGCTGGCCTGTCGGTTCATACCGTCCACAAGTACTGCTACGACTACAACGTGCCCAAGCGTCCCGGTTACGACACCGTGATGCGGATCTGGGCCGCGCTCTAGCGGCTCCCGTTTGTCAACCGCAATAATTGAAGGGACTCACATGGACATTGGAACCCTGCTGCACCTCGTCGTGCAGATCATCGTCGTCGGCGCGATCTGCTGGTTGATCTGGTGGCTGATCGACTACTTCGGACTCCCGGAACCATTCAACAAGATCGGCAAGGGGCTCGTCGCCGTCGTCGCCGCGATCTTCTTGATCCAGATCCTGCTCGGTCTGGGCGGATTCACCGGCAGCACCAACCTCAAGAAGTGGTGGTAGCGTGACGCGCATGTTCGATGAGGCGTGGCTCGCACGTCGCGAGGCGCGTCTCCGAAAACTCTACGGCGGCGAGAAGCCGCTGCCGACCGGCGCGAAGGTAATCTATACCGATCAGCCGATGCTCTCGATGCCATCGATCAAGATCGAGTTGCTGTTGCCGTTTCCTCCGACCTTGAACCATAACCTGACAGCGCAGCGCACGCTGTCCGCAGCGCATTCGCAATTCCGCGACGAGGTCGCAGCTGCGGTGAATCACAAGCTACGCGGCCACGCGGTGGCTTACGCGAGCTGGCTGCCGCTGGAGGGTCGTCTGCACGCCGAGATCCTTGTGTTCGCACCAGACAAACGAAAACGCGACATCGACAACCTCATCAAGCCAACGCTCGACGCGCTGCAAGCCGCGGGAGTGTTCCTCGATGACAACCAGTTCGACTGCATCACGATCCGGCGATTGCCAGCGAAAGAAGGCGCCGGCGCGGCGCATGTCAAGATCGTGGAGATGTCCTGACCAATCAACCCGCGAGCCAGCCCTCGACCGGCACCCGTCAACTTCTAGCAGACGTAGACGCGCCGGAACCCTCCCATCGAGGGCTGGCGAGCGGACCCTTCAACGGCCCTCGGGAGGGGCATTTTGCGGAGGCTTTTGAAGTGAATCACTACCCCAGACATATCGGCGACTGGATGCGCGACACCGTGCATCTGAGCGAGCAGCAGGAGTGCCTCTACTTGCGTCTGATCGATCAGTACTACGCACGCGAGAAACCGCTTCCGACCGATGTCGAGGCGTGCAATCGACTCGCACGGGCTTCAACTACCTATTCGCGGCAACTGGTGTCGGCACTTCTCAAAGAGTTCTTCCATCTTGAGCCTGACGGGTGGCACCACAAACGCTGCGACATAGAGCTAGACGCCTATCACGCGAAGAGCGAATCGGCTCGCAAGTCGGCTAAGATCCGATGGTCCGAACGCAATGCGAACGCATCTGCGAACGCATCCGATCCGCAGTCCGTTGGCAATGCTAACCAGAACCAGAACCAGAACCATATAAAACCTAAACCTAAAACCATAGGTGAAGCGACCCTCCCGGAAGGTGTCTCGACCAAACTCTGGCAAGCCTTCACCAAGCACCGTACAAGGCTCAAGGCGCCTCTCACCGACGAGGCTGGCTACCTCATCATCACCAAACTCAAAAAACTCGCCACAGACGGTTTTAACCCGGTTGCCGTCATCGAACAGTCCATGGAACGCGGCTGGAAGGGCGTCTTCCCCATCGACAACCAAGGAGCATCGAGCAATGGACATCAGCCAAAGTACGAATCTCGCATCGCAGAGCAGGAACGAGTCGCCAGCGCCCTCACCGGATACAAACCAAAAGCCCGAACCTCATCGTCTGGTTGAACGTCTCTTCGCTCGCTTCACCGCAATCTACGGCGCTCGCTTCACCAACCTCTGGGCAGGCACCGATCCAGACGAGATGAAGCGTACCTGGTTCAACGCTCTCACCCACTTCGATCCTCACCAGATCGGAAGAGCAATCACCCTCTGCGAATCCGATGTCGCTACACCACCAACTCTCCCTCAATTCGTCACCATCGTGAAATCGTGCCGCCGCGATGCTGCAGCTGCGCTTCTCTCGTTCACGCAACCAGCACCGAACAAAATCTCCGACATCGAACTCGACGTGTCTCGCGAGTACCCAAAATCCAAAGATGGATTCGGAGTCTGGTGGGCATGTCGCATCGTCAGACTCGCTCAACTCAAGCAGTACGACGACTTCCACGGCATCACTTCCGCACTCTCTGTACTCGGCATCAAAAACATCGACGATCTCCAGACTCGTTTCCCATCAGCTTCAGTCGCTTAGAACCGGAGGAACAATGTTCCCAGCAAATGCTCATCACGCTGTGCCAGATCTCGACCTCAACGCCACGCGAAAACTGCGCGATGACTTCGCAATGCACGCGCTGCAAGCATTGCTCGCAACGAATGACGAAGAGATGCAATCGTTAAGCGATGAGACGACTGCGCGATTCGCCTACGCAATTGCCGACGCGATGATGATCGAGCGTCAACGCGGCTACGTCGATCCACGTTCAGCTCCAGTGCGCGTCGCATCCATCGATCCAGACTTCGACAACTCACCGGAGAAGATCGCGGAGCGCAACGCAGAGCGGCTCAAGCGGGGGAACTTCTGATGCGACGAATCGACGAGGTCTGAACATGATCGAACTGACTCCCGAATATCGCAAAGCGCTCATCGCGTCCGACATCATCGTGCGGCACGTCGTGCGCTGGCTCAACTCGCGTGGCGTCGATGCCTGGGCCATGCCGATCAAGCAGACTGAGTACGTTGACTGCGACGATGGTGATGCGCGATACCGCACGCAGGACGGCTACACGCGCAAGCTTGAGATCAAGGGCATCGGACCCAAGTACGCGTTCACGACCGTTGGAACGTGGCCGCACAACGACTACATCGTCGGTCAGGTCGAAGCGATTGATCGCACGATGCCGCACACGATCATGCATGTGAACGCGAGGATGACGCACGCAGGCGTGGTGAAGCTCGCGGAGCGCGGCACTTGGACGAAGCGCATGGTGCGCCAGAAGACGCAGCACGGTCAGCCGCTGAAGTTGCAGTACATCGCGCCGCTGAAGAGCGTGCGCTTCATCCGGCTTGACGACACGCAGTCGTTGACGTTCCTATGATCGGCCTGCTGATCTACGTCGTGCCGTTTCGCTGGATGCCGTATGTCAGCGCACGACACTACACCGACTACCGCTCGATCTACTCGTTCCGGTGGTTGGGTCTGCACTTCGGGTTCTGCATCGAGACGCTGATCGGCGACAGCGATGTGGAGGACATGTGAAGCGTCTGTTCCCATTCGGTGCTGCGTTCACTCCCGAACCGTGGCCGCGAGAGCAGCCGGCGTGTCACCAGTGGCTTGTTGACCTCGCTACCGTGACTGGATCACACGACGCGGGCCTGTACCAATCGCAGCACGGTGTGATGCTGCTGCGGATCGTGTTGCCCGACAAAGCGGTTCTCATCCAACGCGCCGACTATTGGCACCTCATCGGCTCGCTCGTCTACACGGTGCCGTACATGGAGACAAGGCAATGAACACACTGATCAATGCGAAGAGCGTGCTGCGCGAATTGACTGCGTGGGATCGCGCGCTGAACCTGCAGCAGCTGCGCTCGCGGCTCGCTGCCTTGGCCGACGTCGTGGTGCGCGACATTCAGTACCGGGACGCACATCGAGCGGTTGATCAGGCATTCGATCCGCGCTCGGTGGCTGAGATCCTGCGCGACCGCGGCATCGAGATCGACTTCGGGCACGATACGCACCTCGCGCCGATCCCACCGCACTACGCCAAGACGGCGATCCCGGTGTCGCCGCCGTTCATCCCCCGCGAGAATAAAATCAAGATCGCGTGCAATCTCATCGACGAATTGCTCGAGGCCACGCTCGACGTTCACCATCGCTCGACGCTGAACATGATCAAGCGCGACATCGAGCAGATCGATTCGGAGCAATCGCGCAAGCAGTTCGCGTACGCGCAGATGAAGCGGCGCGAGATATCTGGGAACGCGCCATGACGCTACGATCAGCCTGGCGGCGCATCTGGCGCAGTCGAAGCAACACCGCGCATCAAGGCGAGCGCGAGCGTGCGCGGCGCATCGCGAAGATCGTGAACACGCCGCACTACTCGCAGATGATCGACTGTCAGGTGCGCTGCAAGATGCGCTACGACTGGTCGCGTGGCTTGGACGTGCCGAACACATGACCAAGCGCAAGAAGCGTAGGGAGTTGCTCAACTGCAAGGCCGATCTGGTCACAGTGCTGGGTGACGCGCACGCCGAAGGGCTGACGCTGGCGACGGTCGCGAAGCACACCGGCTACTCGTACAAGTACCTCTCGCTGCTATCGAACGACGTAGGCATCAACTGGCGACCGAGGCTCACCGATCCCAGTGCGTTGTTGCGTACCCAGATGGATATCATCCGCGTCAAGAGGCTTGCGTTGAAGTAAACGCTCACGGCATCATCGCGACGCACGATGACTCCTCCCGTTGATGGGCCGCCCCGTGCGGCCCTTTTTTCTGAGGTACGCGATGGCGAATCAGTTCCTCGACAAGACCGGAGCGCAGACAGCGGCGTTGATGGCGAAGAACGCTGGCCGCAAGGGCGAGAAGCGCAAGGCGCCACGCGCCGACTTCGCGCTCGCTGGCGGCAAGTTTCCGCTGAACACTCCGGGGCGCGTGGCTGCTGCTCCAGGACTCGCCGCGTACTCGCGAGCGAAGGGCAACATCACTGCCGCGCAGGAAGCGACCGTGGACCGCAAGGCTGCGGCGAAGCGGCGATGATTGACGCGAGCCAGATGATCACCAACGTCGCGATTGCGTGCGACGGCATGTCCACGCTGCTGCGGATCGCCAGCGAGACGCGCCCGACGCAACGTGACGAACTGATCGGGCTGACGCACATGCTCGCCGAAGTGCAACACCGATGCGAGAAGCTCGCGCCAGAACCGCCGCGCATCCAGCGCGTGGTGCCGAAGCTACTGGTGGCGAGCGGCTGATGGCAGGCGCACCGAAGGGCAACCAGAACGCTGCTGGCAAGCACGTTTCGCTCAAGCCATGGGACCGTGCGTTGCGGAACGCTCTGGCGCACGACGAGTCGCAACCCGAACAGAAGCAGCTGCTGCGGCGTGCTGCGAAGGCGTTGCTCACTGCGGCTGCTGCGGGCGACATCGCCGCGCTCAAGGAACTCGGCGACCGTCTCGATGGCAAGGTGGCCCAGGTCATCGCTGGCGACGGCGACGCACCGCTGCGCGTGGTGCTGACGCGAGACGACAGTGATCTGTGACCGACTTCAGGCTCACTCCGAAGCAGGATGCCGCGAACAAGTTGCTCGCGTCCCCGGCACGCAACATTCTGCTGTATGGCGGGTCGCGCAGCGGGAAAACGTTCTTGGAAGTACGCGGGATTGGTGTGCGAGCGGTGAAGGCGCCCGGATCTCGACATTGCATCCTTCGCTTCCGGCAGAACGCGGTGAAGCGAGCCATCGTGCGTGACACGTTCCCTGCGGTGATGCGCTCCTGCTTTCCGGGGATGCCGTATCGGATGTACGAGCAGGACGGGTTCGCTGAACTCAAGAACGAATCGCAGATCTGGTTTGGAGGACTCGACGACAAGGAGCGCACCGAGAAGATCTTGGGTAACGAGTACGCGACGCTGCTCTTCAACGAGTGTTCGCAGATCCCATTCGCGGCGCGAGAGATCGCGATGACCCGCCTGGCACAGAAGTGTGAGATCTACGATGATGGAGTCGCCACTGGCAAGTATCTCTCGCTCAAGGCGTATTACGACGAGAACCCACCGGGGCGCGGGCACTGGACGTATCGTCTATTCTTTCAGAAGGTATCGCCCGACACCAAGATCCCGGTTCCCGATCCCAGCAACTATGTCGCGATGCAGATGAACCCGGAGGACAACCGGGAGAATCTGCCGGTCGAGTACTTCGGCATCCTGAACTCGATGACAGAGCGGATGAAGACGCGATTCCTGCGTGGCGAGTTCCGCGACGACAGTGACAACGCGCTCTTCCCCGAACACTACATCGATCAGTGGCGTTGCGTGGACGGGCGTCCGTTGCCAGACATGGTGCGGATCGTGATCGCGGTCGATCCCAGTGGCAGCGGAGACGTTGACAACGCCGACAACGACGCTATCGGCATCGTGGTCGCAGGTCTGGGCACTGATGGCAACGCGTACGTCATGGAAGACCTCACGGTGAAGGCGGGACCGGGAACCTGGGGCAAGGTCGCGACCGATGCGTTCGACCGTCACCAAGCGGATCTGATCGTTGGCGAGGTGAACTACGGCGGCGCGATGGTGAAGCATGTGATCCAGACCGCACGCCAGCGCACGCCGTATCGCGAGGTCACCGCGAGCCGCGGCAAGGTCGTGCGAGCAGAACCGATCTCTGCGCTTGTGGAGAAGGGCAAGGTGCGCTTCGCAGGGTATTTCCCGGAGCTTGAGGAGGAGTTGGCGGGATTCACCGCGACTGCAGGCTACCAAGGCGACAACTCGCCGAATCGCGCTGATGCGTTCGTCTGGGCGATGTCGGAGCTATTCCCCGGCGTGGTGAATCCGCGCAAGGCGAAGGTCGAGAGCGACGAAGAGAAGGCCATTCGCGTCGCACGTCTGATGGGTCACACCGGCTCGCGCTCTGGCGCGTGGATGCGCTGATGGCTGACGATACTCTTCCCGGCATCGACGGCGGCGAGGTTACGACAGCGCCGGCGAATGGCGCCACAACGTCGAACGTCACGCCGCAGGACGACCAAGATGGCGTGCAATGCAAGCGACCGCGAGCAGAGCAGGACAAGATCTGCGCTGAAGCGGCGAAGCGCTATGTGCAGGGTGTCGAGGAGGACAAGGACAATCGCGACGAAGCTCTCTTCGACACCAAGTTCGTCTGGGAGAAGGGCGCACAGTGGCCTGACCGTGCGCTCGACCGCCGCGAGATCGACGAGCAGCCGTGTCTGGAGATGAACCAGTTGCCGCAGTTCATCAAGCAAGTGGTGAACGATCAGCGGCAGAATCCGGCTGGCATTCGCATCACTCCCGCGAGCGGAGACGCTTCGGAAGAGACTGCGGAGTTGCTGCAAGGCATGACTCGGTACATCGAGTACGACTCGCAGGCGCAGCAGGCCTACGACAGCGCGTTTGAGCAGGCGGTGACGGGTGGCCGCGGCTACTGGCGCGTGCTGAGTGAGTATCTACCCGGCAACACGTTCGACCAGAAGCTCATCATCAAGCGCATCCCCGACTTTTTGTCGGTGGTGATGTCGCACTACAACGAGCCAGACACCAGCGACAAGGATTGGTGCTTCGTCACCGAATCGGTTCCCCTCGACGCGTTCAAGGAGCGCTGGCCGGATGCTGACCCGTCGAGTTGGGACGAGGGTGACGAGTACCAGCAGAAGTGGAACAAGATCGATGACAAGGAAGTTCTGACCGCTGATTACTACCGTCGCGTGATCAAGAAGCGGCGCATGGTCGCGCTCTCTGACGGCGTGATGGCGTACGAGGACGAACTGACGCCTGAACTCAAGGCGGGAATGAAGACGCGTGGCGTGACGATTGTCCGCACGCGAGAATGCGACGATTACTCGGTCGAGTGGTTCAAGATCGCTGGCGGTCGGCAGATCCTTGAGGAGAACCAGTGGCCGGGAACGATCATCCCGGTGGTGCCGTGCATCGGTGACGAATTGGTGGTCGAGGGCAAGGTTCTCTACCAGGGCTTGATCCGCCGCGCTCGCGATCCGCAGATGATGTACAACTATGCCTCGTCGGCGACCGCGGAGCGCATCGCGCTCGCGCCCAAAGCGCCATACATCATGGCAGAGGGGCAAGACGAGTCGCACGAACTTGAGTGGAAGAACGCGAACAAGAGCGCACAGAGCGCGTTGTTCTACAAGCCGACGACGTACGAAGGGCAACTGGTGCCGCCGCCGCAACGCGCCTCGCCGATACAGGCAGAGAGCGGTCTGATCGAGTTGATGAACAGCAGCAAGGCCGATCTGCGCTCGACCATTGGCATCTACGACCCGTCGCTCGGCCAGCGCAGCAACGAGATCAGCGGCAAGGCGATCATGGCTCGCGAGAAGCAGGGTGACACCGCGACGTATCACTTCGTCGGTAACCGTGATCGTGCCGTCGCGCTCACCGGGCGCATCATTGTCGAGTTGATCCCGAAGTACTACGACTCGCAGCGCATCGTGTCGATCCTCAACGAGAAGGACGAGGTTGAGACGACGCCGATCAACGTACCAGGCGCAGAGGGCGACGCGCTGTCTGGCGCATTGAACGCGATCAAGATGAACGACGTGTCGAAGGGTCAGTACGCGGTGACGATCTCGACCGGGCCTGCGTACGCGTCGAAGGTTGCCGAGAGTGCGGAGACGACGATGTCGCTGGTGCAATCGTTCCCGCAGATCATGCAAGTCGCTGGTGATCTGATCGTGAAGGCGCAGCAGATTCCAGGTGCAGAGGAGATCGCTGACCGTCTCAAAGCGATGCTGCCGCCCGCGATTCAAGCGATGGAAAAAGCAAAGGCTGGTGGTCAAGACCCGAAAGCGATGCTTGCCGACTTGCAGCAGAAGCTCCAGCAGGCCCAGCAGCAGATGCAACAAATGCAGCAGGGTATGCAGCAGATGCAGCAGGAGAATCAGCAACTCAAGAGCGGCGAGCAATCGAAGATGGCGGCGATTCAGGCGAAGTCGCAGGCCGACGCCGCGGATTCGCAAGCTCGAGCGCAGGCCGACGCCGCGAAGGCTGCTGCTGATCGCGATGCGAAGGTGCAGAGCGCGATGATGGATGCCCAGTTGCAGGAGCGGCTTGAACAGATCCGGCTCGCCAGCGAGGAGCGCATCGCGAAGATGCGCGAGGAGTTCGCGTTGCGTCGCGAAGAGGTGAAGGGCAACGCGCTGATCATGTCGAGGGGCATGGAAGCGGCGATGTCGCCGGTCCCTGACGCGCTCCCCGGTGAAGTGCCAAACCAGACAACCCAAACCGCGGCCCCAGCTGCGCCAATGTGAGGTAAACCATGCTCTCAAGCTCTCTCGTTGCAGTCATCCCGAACGGCGAACGCAGTTACTCCTGCGCCACGGTTCTCGCGGGCCTCGTCGTCGGCGCCGCGGCGACCGACTTCTTCACCGTGACCGGGAAGGACGGCTTCATCCAGCGAATCCAGCGCGTGATCATCACTGGGGTCGCGACTGCCGCCCAGATCGCGATGATCGCCGGGATCAAGCGCAGCACTGCGAACACCGCTGGCACCGCGACCTCCCTCATTCCGGTGCTACGCGACGCCACTGGAGGCCCGCCACAAGCCGCAGCGCCCGGTCAGGCACCTACGGGGCTTAACACCTACTTGCCTTCAACGGCGCTCGTTCAGGCCTATACCGTGCCGCCCACTGTGGGCACCGCGACGCCGCCGCAGGGTGGGACGCTGTTCAATCGCCCGCTGTCGCTGGCGACGGTGTCGGCGACGGTCGTCGCTGGCGCGGAATTGTTCCTCGACTTCACCACAGACGGCAATTTGGCGTTGCCGACGCTGCGCGGGTCGGGCGACGTGTTCGCGCTCAACTTCAATGGCGCGACCATCGCCGGCGCGACTGTGAACGTATCGATTTCGTTTACCGAGACTGCCGCTCAACCCGGCGCTCTCGCATAGCAAGGCGCGTGAGAACGACGCGCCCCCACAACGCAGCAAACGAAGGAGAACTGAAATGGCTGGAACCACAGTATTCAACGTAGCAGCAGGAACGCAGTTGCCGCCTTTCGCGATCAACCCGCTGACATGCGTGTCGGTCGGTCCCGCAGTGCTGGGTGGCACGGTGCTGGTCGAAACGGCGCCGACGCAGAACGGACCTTGGTCCACCGCTTTCAGCGCGACCAACGGCGGATCGGTGCGCCCATCGGTGAACCAGTGGTGCCGCGTGACCGCGACGACGCAAGCCGCGACGGTAGCGCTGACCGACATGGGTACGTCGAACATTCCCAGTCAGGATCAGTTGGCGAGCGTGAACGGCGTGTTCGCAAGCCCGAACACGACTTCGGAGGTGGTGCTGTATAGCCTGCGCGTGCCGCCGAATTATCTGCCGCCGACGAACTGGCGGATGATGATGATATTGTCGTTCGTCTCGACCAACAACGCGAACGTCAAGAACGTCAGCGTTCGCGCCAATGGTCTGGCTGGATCGCTGATGGCGACCTATGTCATCACCAGTGCGGCGACAACCAACATCCTATGCAACATCTCGTCTGCCGCGTCGGACGGCGTGTCGATCAACGGATACGGTCCCGGCGTCGGTGCGGGTCTGGGACTGAGTACCACTGCGGTTGTCACACTGTCGCGCGACTATCTCAACAACGAAACAGAGTTCGTGATCACCGCGACGAAGGCGACGGGCACCGATGCCGTGTCGCTGAACTCGGCGTACATCTCGTTGCAGTAACCGTGCAGGGAAGCGCACCCGTGCGCTAATACGCGGGGCTAAAATTCTTGGAGAGATCCATGCCAGAAGCAGATGTAGGGTTCGCTGCACCAGACGCAGCGCCAGCAGGAGCAGTGGCCGACACGGGCGGCAGCAACACCCCCGCGCAATCGTCCGAAATCACGTTTACGCCGGAAGGCGAACGTGTGCAATCCGGCGCAACGGACACGACCGGGCAAGCGTCCGAAACAGATGAAGAGCGGAATCAGAGAACGATCCGCGAGACGCAGCAGAGACAGGACAAGGCACGCAATGCGTACCAGAAGCGCGTCGATGAATTGACCGCCGACAAGCACGCGGAGCGTCGGGCACGGGAAGCTGCAGAGCAGCGCGAAAACGTACTGCGTCAGACCATCGCGCAGCAGCAGACGCGTCAGGCTGCGGCACCAGCAGGACCACCGGACCCGAACACCTTCAGAGGGACGTACGAGGAATACCTCGCAGCAGTAGCTGACTACAACGCGGGTCGGACGACCGATGCGCGTATTCGTCAGTTTGAGGAGCGACAACTCGCAGCAGCGCAGCAGGCTCACGCCCAAGCGCAGGCTGAGAGTATTGCCGCACGGTTCCATGCGAAGCACACTGAGGACGCAAAGTCGATTCCCGACTATGAGGCCGTGGTGGGTCAATCGCAGGTTCCGGTTCCCCCGCACGTTGCGATGGAGCTTGCCAATGCAAACAGGCCCGCGGCGGTGATTCACTACCTCGCGCAGCACCCCGACATCGGGATGCGTTTGGCCCAGATGCATCCAGTCGAAGTTGCTCGCGTGGTGTCGCGTATCGATACTGCCATGTCATCTGCTCGGACAACGTCCAATGCTCCGGCACCTGGTCGAGCGGCGCAAGGTAGAAGCGGTGGTTCGTCAAACGACAACCCACCGGAAGACACCGACGCATATTTTCGCTGGGCCAAAGCTCGGGGACTCAGGTAGAGGCTCCTAATCATGTCTAACGGATTCCAAAATCCAAACGTCTTCACCAATGAGTGCTTGCGCTCGTTGCAAAACAACATCGTCTTCGCGGCGCACGTCGTCCGCGAGTACGATGACAAATTCGGCGACAAGGGCGGCAAGATCGGCGACACGCTCAACATTCGTCGTCCCGCTCGCTTCACGGTGTCGACTGGCGCGGCTTTCAGCCCGCAGGACTACACCGAGACGAGCATCCCGCTGGTGATCAACAACCAGAAGCACGTCGATACGAACTTCACGTCGAGCGATCTGACGCTGAAGGTCGAGGACTTCATCGACCGCGTGATCAACCCCAAGTTGATCCAACTGGCGCAGCAGATCGATCAAGACGGGTGCTTGAACGCGAAGAACACGGTCGGCAATTTGACCGGCACCATCGGCACGGCACCGAACAACGTGTCGTTCCTGTTCGACAACGGACGCAAGCTCGACGATTTCAGCGTCCCGCGTGACGAGCGCTACATGGTGATCGACCAAGGCACCAACGCGGCACTGGTGGGTGCGCTGACTGGTTTCTTCAATCCGCAAGCGCAGATCGCCTCGCAGTTCAAGCAAGGCGTGTTTGTGGACATGCAGAACACGGTCGGCTTCAAGATCGGGATGTCGCAGAACGTGATTCGTCACACGACGGGTCCGCTCGGTGGCGCTCCGGTGATCAACGGTGCGAATCAGTCGCTGACGAGTGGTTGGTCGAACACCGCCAACATCTTGATCAACGGTTGGACCGCCGCAGCTGCGCCGCGCCTGAACCAAGGCGATGTCATCACGCTGCCGGGTTGCTTCACGGTGAACCCGGTGACGCGCCAATCGACCGGCGTGCTGCTGCAATTCGTCGTGCTGGCGAACGTGTCCTCGGACGCAGCCGGCGCATCGACGGTCCCGGTATCGCCGGCCCCGATCTCGGCTGGCCCGTTCCAGAACTGCACTGCTGCTCCGACTAACGGCGGCGGCATCGTGGTGATCGGAACGACGGGCCAGGTTGGCGTCCGCAACATCGGTTGGTACAAGGACGCCTTCACGCTCGGCTGCGTCGATCTGCTGAACCTTGCAGAGTACGGCGGTTGGGGCGCCCGGAAGACCAAGGACGGTTTCTCGCTCCGCGTCTTCCGCCAGGCCGCAATTGCGACCGACACGGTGGGCACGCGGGTGGACGTTCTGTACGGTTGGGCCACTCCGTACCCGGAGCAGGCAGCGCAGATGGTCGGCAACTAATCGACGGTCTGTGAACACCCCGGAGGCATGGTGCCTCCGGGGGTTTCAAGGAGAGTGCCACATGGCAATCAAAGCACTGAACGACGCAAATCAAGTACAGGAGCGTCAACTCAAGTCAAAGGCGCCGAAGATGGTTTACTTCGGGCCGAAAGATCCGGTGACTGGTGATCCGGTGGAAGATCCACGCGAGAGTTACGTCTACCAGGAATATCCGCGTGCGATGTATCACCCGGAATTGGAGCCGGTCCAGATCGACAACGACGAGGATTTGGCGGAACTCAAGGAGATGGACCCGCTCTGGCAGAAGTTGCCCTTCGGGATCACTCACCCAGACAAAGAGCAGACTGCGGAGATGGAACGCATTCGCCTTGAGGCGGAAGCGCAGGCCGCGCAGGAGTTCGCTGCCGCTGGCGTCGAGTTGCCGGCTGATCTCGGCAAGAAGCGCAAGGCGGCGTGATGGCGACCGCTCTGGAACTGATCACCGACGCGCTGATGGACATCGGCGTGCAGGGTCTGGAGCAGCCTGTCACCGCTGCAGATTCGCAGTTGGCGTTGCGGCATCTGAACCGGATGCTCGCGAAGTGGGCGAATCAGCCGGCGGCGATGTACAACAACTATCTGGACACGCTCGCGCTGACTCCAGGAGTGCAGTCGTACTCGACCTCTCTGCTGTCGCAGGGCAATCCACAAATGTGGAACGATGTAAACGTCACCATCGGTGGTGTGACGTATCCCTGCGACTTCGTCACTGCGGCGCAGTGGGACCAACTCGCGTTCAAGGCGACATCTGGATTGCCGCGTTGGTGCTGGGTGGATGTATCGTGGCCGAACAGCACGATCTACTTCTACCCGCTGCCGTCCGCAGCCTACACCGCGAACTTCCGCCTTCAGTTGAACGTGAACGGAACCATGACGCTGGCGACTACGGTGTCGCTGCCGCCCGGTTACGAGACGGCAATCGTGGCGAACCTCGCGGTGCGGCTCGCGGTGCCCTATACGCGCCCGGTGTCCGCTGAACTGGCCGCAGAAGCTCGCGATTCTCTCGCGTGGCTCAAGCGCACCAACCACAAGCCGGAAATCATGGACACGACCCAGTTGCCGACAGGTCATCGTCGCTGGGTTGACATCAATCGAGGATATTGAGAATGCCAGCACCAGAAGCGAAGTACATCACTACCGGCACCGCCGATTTCACTTGGGACGATTTCGAGGTCATGTCCGACATCTGCGCGGGCGAAGAGATCCTGGAACACGTCAGCAAGGGCGGAATTATGATCCCTGACGTGGGCGACGCGCAGAAGCAGCGCTGGGCGCGTCTGGTCGCGGTCGGGCCAGGCCGCACGCATGAGAACGGTCACTTTGAAGAGATGCGCTTCAAGGTCGGCGACGTGGTGATGTTTGGCAAGTATCAGAGCGGTGGCGAGCCGATCATCGTCGGCGGTCGCATGACGTTACTGTTCCGCCAGGGCGACTTCACTGGGCGCCTGAAGAAAGATGCGGCGAGCCTCGTCGCGTTGGATCGCACACCGGATCTGAAAGTCGTCGCCTGACATCGTGCCGAACATCGTCCCACTCTTCGGGAGCAACACGCTCGGCAAGTCGGTGAACATCACTGGCGAGCGGCGCATCAACGTCTACGCGGAGATCTACAAAGATCCCGACAAGACGCAAATCGCGTTCTTCGGTATGCCGGGACTGGTGCGTTCTGGCCGCATCGCGAATGACACCGCGGTGCGCGGATTCAGTGAGCAGATCACCAACTTCGGCGGCGTCGTCGGCAATGACGCGATCATCGCCGCGTTCAGCGACTTCACACCGGGCGCAAACGGCGTCGGGATGGGGTTCTTCACTCCCGGCATCACGACACCGCAGTTGAACTATGCGGCGTCGGTGACCGGCCTAGTGACGACGCAGGGTCCGGTGGCAATGGCATACAACGGATTCGGCCTGCTCGCCGTCGATGGCAATCGTGGCGCTCATATCCTGACCGGCGCGGTCGGCACGGTGACGCAACTGCCGGGAGCGACCTCGTTCCCAGCGGGTGCATCGAGCGTCTGCTTCCTCGGTGGCAAGTTCTTCGTCAACGACCCGTCGTTCCCCGGTCGATTCCGCGCCAGCGGCACCTACGACGGCACCGCCTGGGCCGCGCTCGACTTCTGGACCGCGGAGTCTTCAGCGGACCCGCTCACTGCGATCGCGGAGTCGCTCGGCGAGCTCGTCGCGCTCGGTCGCGACACCATCGAATTCTGGGGACTGACCGGCGGCACCGACATCATCCGCCGCATCGGCAGTTCCGGGATCGATTGGGGCTGCACCGCGAAGTCGAGCATTTCCAAGGTTGCCGGCGGATTGTGCTTCGTCGGTCGTTCGCGCACTGGTGGCGAGAAGATGGTGCTGATGCTGCAGGGTCATACCTGTACGCCGCTCTCGGACCCGAACGTGATCGCCGACATCAACGCGAGCGCATCACCTGACAGCGCGACCGGCATGGGCTACACCATCGCCGGTCACCAGTTCTATCAACTGAATCTGCCGGAAACGTCGTGGTGCTACGACTTCAGCAGCGGGTTCTGGTCGGAGTTGCAGACCGATGGCGGGCGTGCCGCAGGGAACTACTCTGTCGCAGCATTCGGCAAGGTGTTCAGCAGCGACTACCGCGATGGGCGGATCTACACGTTCGACCCGAACACCTACTCCGACGACGGCAACGTGAAGGCTCGCGAATTGTGGACGCGACATATCTTCCATGACCTCGACCGCGTGAGCATCCAGCAGTTGCAACTCGACATGGAGAGCGGCATCGGCACGGTCCCGCAGACGAACGCGAGCGCGATCCAGTTCACCAGCCCGTTGACGGCAGGCGGATTCGCGAGCGCGTTTTCTGGCGCGGCGATGTCCACCGCAAGTTGGGCCGTGCAGATGAAGCTCAAGATCCCGCTCGCTCTGATTCTCAGCGCTGGGGCTGGCGTGCCTCTCTTTGAAAAGCGAGCCGCTGCGGCGACGCCTGCGCCGCAGATCGCGTTCGGGACCACAACGATCACCGTCGCCAACGCCATCGGCGCCGGCGTCGCTGTCGGACCCGTCTCGCCATACCTGTTGCTGCCCGACACCTGGTTCATGTTGAGCGTCTGCTACGACGACACGACGGGCGCGTTTGGGATCTATTCCAATGCGAATGCGCTGTACACAGAAACGGTGATCCGCAACTGGGGCGGCACAAGTGCAGCGCTCGCGGTCGATATCGGGCGCGTCAACTTCCTGACCACCAATATCGCGAGCGGTGGCATCCAGTTCAGCGAGATCCGCATCTGGAACCAGAACCTGACCGCTGCCCAAGTCGCGGCGAACTACAACCTCAATCTGACCGGAGCGGAAACGGGATTGCGAGCGTTCTGGGGCACGTTCAACCAGATCGGGCAGTTCGCTCCTGACGGCACTGGGCGCGGCAATTCCCTCAACTGGACCGATCCGACGATCATCGTGTCGAGTCGCGACGATGTACCGATCACGCCGCAGCGCAACGCGCAGATGATGATGCAAATGTCGCAGGATGGCGGGCACACCTTCGGCAACGAGCGTTGGGCCGACATCGGGGCGCAGGGCAACTTCCAGCAGCGCGTGATCTGGAACAAAGTTGGCATGGCGCGTGACGCGCTATTCCGCTTCCGCATGACTGACCCGGTGAAATTCGTGATTGCGAACGGGGCGATGAACGTCGTATGAACATCGACCCCGTCTCGTCGCAGATCCTCCAGCCTGACCCGCGAGCGGGAACCGCATTTGGTGCTGCCGCTGGCGTGCAGCAAGGTCATCAAGTGCCCGCCCCAGAACTGACGAACTGGCAGAGTCAGGTTACCGACGCGGTGCAGCGTCTGTTCGCGACTGGAACGACCGCGCAGCGACCGGCGAATCCGGTGCTTGGGCAGGTGTTCTACGACACAACACTCAAGCGCGAGATCGTCTGCACGACCGTGAACACCGGCAACAATACTGGTGATGCGGTGTGGACTCTCTCGCCAGGATTCACCGCGAGCTTTGAGGTCGAGCAGCAAGTCAACCAAGCGATCGGTGCTGCGGCGCAGACACTGGTGACGTTCAATACGGTTGTCCTTGATCCGCGCGCGTGGTGGAACGCTGGAACTTCACGGTGGGTTCCGCAGATCGCCGGGACGTACTACTTCTATGCCCAGTTGTCCTATACCCCCATCGTTGGACTCGACTACCAACTGAGCTACATCCGCAAGAACGGTGTGAATCGTCGTCCCACCATGAACACAACCACCATCGCGCAGTTGTTCTCCCTTCCGGTGTCGTGCAGTTATGCGATGAACGGGACGACCGACTATGTCGATGCGGCCTTCTTTTCGCAGGGCGGCGGTTGCACGTTGTACGGCGCTGCATTTGGCACCGCCTACTCATACTTCGGCGGATACCTTTTGACATGAGCAGTTATATCGACAGAGGCACCAACGGTCAGAGCGACACCGGGCTTCAGCTGCGCGACTTCCTGCTCAACGGTGGCGCGCTGATGCAGGGCGACGCTGCGGACCCGCGCCTCGCCGCGAATCTCGCTATCGCGCTGAAGTACGATCCCAACGCGAAGCTCGCCGACAACGGTTATGGGCAGAGCTACATTGCGGCCGACTGGGACAAGATGCCGAAGATCGGCGGCACGACGGGCCTCAACAGTCTCGACATGGCGAACGGCAAGGGCGCGACGCTCGCGCCGACGCAGGCTGGCAACGATCAAGCGATGCGAATGAACGGCGGCGGCGGCATCCTGCATGGGCTGATCGATCCATCGAAGGTGTCGCAAGACGAGAACTACGGCGACGTGACCGACTCGAGCAACATCACGTCGAAGTTCCTCCCGGAGAAGCAGACGTGGCTCGACTACGTCGGAAAGTACGGTCCCAGTTTGGCGATGATGGCGCTGGGCGTCCCGCCAGCGGCATCGATGCTCATGGGTGGGATGCAGACGCTGGGCCAGGGCGGGAAGCTCAACCCGGTCCAACTGGCGATGAACGCGTCGGGTTTCATCCCTGGGATGGAGGGAATCGCTCCATACGTTGGGTACGCGAAGCAGGGCATGGCAGCCTACAATGCGCTCAACAATTTCAATCGCAATCCAACAGGAAGCGGACTGACGCTCGCGAACATCGGAGCTGGTGCCTTCGGAGGGCCGAACAATGGCGGGTGAAAACTTCGATCTGGGCGACAACTGGGACTTGCTGGGCGATCCCTCGCAGTACGGACTCGGCAGTCCGTACGATGGATCGTTCGATCTGAACACCAGCGGCGCGCCAACTGGTGGTGGTTACGTGCCCGGCAACGTCAACGCTGGCGACGACGAGCAGACTCTGGCGAACTCCACCTATGCGGGCGGCGGCGCCGATCCGGGCAGCACGCCGAGTATCAGCGACTTGGCGAAAACGCTGGGGAAAGCGCTCGGCATCACGTCCGCTGCCGATCTCGGGAAACTCGCGGCAATGATTGCCCCCTTCGCCGGGGCGCTCTACAGCAACAGTAAGACGAAAACGGCAGCGAATCAACTGAATAATTCGCTGAACACCGCGAACACTACGCTGACCGACGCCTACACCAAGGCGGGCGCGAACCTGCAGCCGTACGCGCAAGCTGGCACCGATGCGATGAGTCGTGCGCCGGGGATGATGTTCAAGCCGACGAACTACGGAGCGCTCGCGCAGAACTTTGGTTCGATCAATGGTGGTGGCCCGCTGTCTCCGCAATTTCAACCGCTCGGCGCTGGTCGTGGACTGACGCTCGGCAACATAGCGAAGAGGTAATCATGCCGATGACACGCAACGATCCGAACGCGTTCGACCCCAGCACTGGTGGTTGGGGAATGTCCGCGGCTCCTACCGGCTATGATCCCGGCCAGCAAATGAAGGGCCAGTACCCGACGCTGGGCGACATCGGCACCGGGCAGAACGATCTGTGGGGGATGAAGAAACAACCGCAGCTCGGTTATCAGCAGGGCGGTGACCTCAGCGGTGGCAACATGCCTCTGCCGGGACTGCCGACAGGTAGCGGCGATCCGATGGACGCGCTCAGTAATGCGGGCATCAAGGATCAATCGCAATTCAACGCGGCAACCGGCGCTACAGGTATGCCGCCGATCTCGATTGACCCGGTGCCCCCCGGAGGAATTCCCCCCGATCCAACCGGCGGCACGCCGTCGATTGGGATGCCGCCGGTCGCGCCGGGCGAGGGTGGTGTCGGTGGATTCCCGCCGCCGCAACCGCCGCACGGTGATCCGTTCCCGCCGCCGGCGCCGGGCAGTTTGTTCGGGACTGGTCCCAGCACTCCCGGCGGCTACAAAGACCCGTCGCAAAATCAAGACTTCAGCCAGTGGGGTCCGATGAACAACGGCATCAACCTGCCGGGGATCGACCAGCCAAGCGGCACCGCGCCAAGCTCGCAGGCGGGCTACAAGCCGCCGCAGCAACCGGGTTGGGGCGGAGGTGCCATGACGGGCGGAAAATCGATCTGGGGCGATTCTAGCCAGCCCTACGCTGGTTTCGCCGGAAAGTCGCCGTTTCGTCGCGGCAGGATGGGGTACTGACCATGCCGCCCCCTCTCACCCTTGGCTCCCTGTCGCGCAACCCCGGTTCGCTGACCGGGGCGCAACTCTTCGGCAACCTACGCACGACAACGCCATATTCTTTGGCGAATAACAACCGTGCGACGATTCCCGGAGGCGAGCAAAAGGTGCCGCTCAACATGGGCTATACCGGGCCGCCGCACGGCCCCGGCGACATGAACGCCTACAACCCTGACGGCACGCCCTACACCTCCGCGCCCGGCGACTGGGGCGGATTCAACGACCCGAACACTCCGGGCGCTTCGATGCCGTGGCGTGCCGGTCCCGGCGATCAGCGCACGACGACCCCGTCGCAGAACACGGCCGCGTCAACGTTCGACGCGAACGCTGCGCCGCCGCCCGGTGGCACCAACTGGTGGCAGGGAAGCACCTACGCGAACTCGGGGACAAACTTCAACGCACCCGGTTTCCAGCCGGGTGTCGTGCGCTCGGGCAAGGCTGCTGACGGATCGGTGATCAATCCAGACTACAACAATTCAGGTGGTTTCACGGCGAACAAGAACTACGACACCGGCACCAATCAAGCCATCGACTGGATCACTGGCGGCGTCGGCGCGAATGCTGCGAACATGACGCCGCAGCAGATCCAGCAGATGTTCCAAGGAACGCAACTGCGCGATGGGACGTTCTCAGGACCGACGCCGAAGGACACGATCTACACCGATCCTGCGGCCTACATCGGCGCGTACGGGCAGCAGGGCTACAAGGGCAGCAACGCCAACTCAGCCAGCACCGGCAATCAGCAGCAACTGTTCGACACGATGTCGGATTCCAATCTGTCGGAGGCGCAACGCGGCGCGGCAAGAAGTTCGTTGCTCGCATCGCTCGGATTCGCTGGCGACAACGCCGACTCCGGTTCTGCAGCGAACACCGCGCTCGCACAGTTCATGGCAGGGCACTCGATGAGCGCCGGCTACCAGACGCCGAACAATGCCGCGGGCGACAACGCGATGCAGCAAGCGCTGCTCGCTGGTTCCGGTTTCGAGGGAATGCCGCAAGCGCAGGCGCAAGCCATCGCGAAAGCGCAGCAGGACAAAGCGAATCACACTGGCGCATGGGCGAACAGTCCTGGCGCTGGGCAGTCAGGTGATCAGACGGGCACGTCGGCGAACCCGGCACCCGGCACGACTCCAGGTACGAGTGCTGGCACGGGCGGCGTCGCGAACGGTGGCAACAACCTCGGCAGCAGCACCGCGCCGAACACGTTCACCGAAGCACCCGGCAACTACACGGGTGGGATGTCGCTCGCGAACTACTTCGACCCGTCGTACGACTTCCGCGAGCAGCAGGGAGAGAAGGCGCTCGGCAATACCTACGGTGCCGCCGGCAACTTCCTGTCGGGCACCGCGCTCAAGGGCATCAGCGACTACGGTCAGAACGCAGCTTCGCAGGAGTACGCGAACGCGAACCAGCGCTACATGGCAGACAAGGGGTTCAACTACAACGTTGACAACAACGACCGGAACTTCGGCTACCAGGCTGCGAACAACGACCGCAATTTCGCCTATCAGCAAGGCGTGGACAACCGCAACTTCGGGTACATGGCGGCGAACAATGACCGCAACTTCGGCTACCAGCAGGATCTGAACAACCAGCAGATCCCGTGGCAGCAGAACATGACGCTCGCGAACATGGGCCTCGGCGCGACTCAAAGTTCTAACGCGCTGCAGGCCGCGCTCGCGCAGGCACTGGCGAACAACCAACTCACCGCAGGCCAGACGGACGCGAATAGCACTATCGGCCAGGGCAACAACATCAGCGGCGCAATTGGTCAGGCGCTGCAGCAGTACCTGACCAGCCAGTACCTCAACCAGATCCAGCCGCAGAACATGACGAGGACCAGCTGATGGCACTCGATCCGTCCGTCCTGCTGCACTCGCAGCCGCTGCAGATGCCAGATCCGATGGCGACTGCGTTGAGCGCGTACAAGCTCGGCGACCTCGCGACCGGCAACCAGATGAAGCAGTATCTTCTGCAAGACTCGATGCGGAAGGATGCCGCCACGCAAGCGCTCGGACAGTTCCTGCCGGATCTGCAGGCGAGCGGATTCGACGACGCGTCGGTCCAGCGTGCGCTCATGGGTACGCAAGATCCCAACGCTCGAGCCGCGCTCCTCGACCGCGTGTCCGCAGAACGCAAAGCGCTTGCCGAGACGCAGTACAAGGGAGCGCAGACCCAAGAATCGAAGGCGAAGGCGGCGAAGGAACAGATGGACGCGATGGCTGCTGGCCTCGGTCACCTCGGCGGTCTGGCGCAGTCCGCGCTCGCCAATGGCGACGTGAACCCGCAGACGGTGGCAAACCTTGCGTTCCACGCGCAACGATTCGGTCTGGATCTGCCGCCCTACAAGATGGGCGACGACGCGAGCCAGTACCTGCGGAATCTGTCTGGGATCGCGACGACTGCTGCCGATCAACTCAGCAACCAAGCGAAGGCGTACGAGCGAGCCGTGCAAGTGCGCGCCCAGAACATGACCGCGAACAGCGCAGCGCAAGGTCACCGCGTCACCGCTGCTGCCGCAGATCCGCTCAACCTGCTCGGCATCAACAACGGCAACTTCGGCGGCGGTTTCGATGTCGGCACCGGCAATCTCGGCTTGCCAGGCCAGCAGCAAGGTGGCGGCGCTCCTCCGCAGCGACCACCGCAGGGACCGCCGCAGTCGTTCGACAACTCGGTCGGTCTATCGGAGAAGGATCGCGCCGCGATTCAGGCCGACTCGCAGGCGTCTGGTTTCGGCGCAGCGCAGCCTGCGGGACCGCCGAACACCGCCACGACGTACGGGTCCGCTCCGATTGTGCAGGGCGCGAACGCTCCTGGTGGCGCGATTGATCGCAGTGGACTGACTGGCGACGAACTGCTCGCCACGTTGCCGCCAGCGATTGCAAACCGGCTGCGCCAGATCAAGGCTGGCGAGATCGACATGCCATCACAGAACTCGCGCAATCCGATGGCGAACCAGATGAACTTGCTGCTCTCGCAATACGACCCGCAGTACAGTGAGCCGGTCTATCAAGCGCGGCGCAAGGCGTACCTGTACATGGCACCTGGTGGGCAGGGAGGAGAGAACGTCAAGAACCTAGCGACCGCGAGCAATCATTTGGTGTCGCTGGCCGACGATTTCGCGCAACTGAACAACACAGACTTCCCGCTTGCGAACGCTGTTGGCAATACCGTTCGCAATCAATTCGGCGACCGCGGGTTGCAAAACGCGATGGGCAAGGTTGCGGCTGACGTAAACGGCGTCGCTGGCGAAATGGCGAAGGTGTTCCGTTCGTCTGGGATGTCGGTGCAGGAAATCGACGACTGGAAGAAGACGTATGGCAACAACCTCACGCCAGCCACGATGCGCGGCGCGGTGCAAGCCGCAGTTAAGCTAATGGAAGGACGGTTGCAAGCGCTCGCCGATCAGCAGAATGCTGCCTTCGGCACCAATAAGACTTGGCTCGACATGTTGCCGCCAGCGGCGCAGGCGAACGTGCAGCGCGTGATGGCGCTCGGCGACAAGGACTTCACTGGCGGCAGACCAACGCCAACGGGCGCACCAGCTGCTACTCCGCAGGCAGCACCACAAGCCGCGAGCGGCGCGTTCAAGACGATGAAGACTGAAGGCGACACGCCGCCAGATCCGCGCAGTTACCCGAAGGGAACGATCTGGGTCAGCGAAGACGGTCGCACCAAGCTCACCAACGACGGTACGACTTGGCAGATGAACGGAGGACAGTGATGGGCACGCTGATCATTCCTACTGGCGCGACTCCGCAGCCGCAGTCCTCGCCGCAGTCGAGCATCGATAGCGCTCGCGCCGGCGCATCGGCGGCGGCTGACGACATGGGTTGGGGCGACAAGGCGCTCATAAACGTCGGCGCCGGGATGGATAACCTCTGGCAGGGCGCGAAGCAACTCTTCGGCAAGGGGATGTCCGACCAAGAACTGCGCGAGAAGCGTGCGCGTGATGAAGCGCTCGCCGAAAAGACGACCGGCGGCGGTGCGCTGCAACTCGCGGGCGAGATCCTGCCGACGATGGTGATCCCAGCTGGGGGCGCCGCAGGCGCCGCAGGAAGAGGCCTTTCTGCTTTGTTTGGGCGTGGAGCCGCTGGCGTAGCTCGACTCGGCACTGTCGCTTTGATGGCGGATTCTGCCCTCATGGGCGGCGCCGCTGGCGCGTTGCAGCCGACGACATCAGACGAATCGAAGCTCGCGAACACCGCGCTCGGTGCTGGCGGCGGCGCACTGCTCCCCGGCGTGCTTGCTGGCGGCAGCGCGTTCATGCGGAAGCTCACCTCCCGCGGCGCGGCGGATCGCGCTGCAGAACAACTCATCGCGTCGCTCGGCGGCGCATCCGAAGGACAGGCCGCAGCGGACACCGTGCGGAACTTCAGCGGCAAGCAGGGGCCGTTCACTCGCGACATCCCGATGACGCCAGCGGAGATCACCCAGAACCCGGTGCTTGCGAAGCAGCAGATGGTCGCGTCTGCGGGCGACAAAAGTGGCGATTGGGCGAACTTCCGGCAAGGTCAGGCGCAGGCCCGCTACGGTGCGCTCGAGGACATCACCGCCGATGCCGCGAACGTCGATAAGCTCGCCGCCGCACGCGACACCGCGACGGGACCGATGCGCGACAAGGCACTCAAGGCCGCAGGCAAGGATCAGTGGTTCAGTGCCCCGGTCGCGCAGGCGACGCAGGATATGCTCGCTGGTGGCAGTGGATCGAACCCGGCGGTGAAATCCATCGGGAACTACGTCCAGAGTGCGCTTGAGGACGGCATCACGCCAGAGCGCTTGTACACGGTTCGCAAAGTGCTGACCGACAAGCTCTCGGGTCCGGCGCAGATCGGCGACACGTTGAGCGCCGCCGCGAAGAGCGCACAACGCGAGACGATGGGCATGATCAAATCCATCGACCTCGCGCTCGACCGTGCGAGTGGCGGCAAGTGGACGCCGTACATGGAACGCTACGGCGACCTTTCAAAGCCGGTGAATAGCGCAGCAGCGCAGCGCGACATCCTGGGCGCGTACACCAAGGATGGCGCGGCAATGGTCGGTGGTGGACTCGACGCGGTGCCCAGCGTCACGCGGTCGAACCTCGGTCGCAACATGGATCGATTCGGCGCTGACGCTTTCGGCGACAAGCTGGACTTCGGGACTCGCGATGCGTTCGGTCAACTGATCGACAACATCGGTCGCAGTGACGGGCTGATGAGCCTACTCAAGGGCACGATGACTTCGGGCGGCGGATCGATGACGGCGCCGCTCGGCAACGCGATGGAGGAATCTGCGGTCAAGGCGCTGTCGTCCAAAGATCCGACCGGCATCGTCGGCATGGTCGCAGGGCACTCGCAGTCGCTATACAAGGCTGCGCTGTCGCAGGCATTGCAGAACCCAGACGTATTCGTCCAGGGGATTACGCGCCGCCTCGCTCAAGGTAGAGCGCCGTCACCAAGCGAGCAGTTCGTCCTCCAACTCGTTCGCTCAAGCGGAACGCTGCCGGTTCTAGCCAACGCGCAATCGAGATAGCGCATCCCCAGACAAAGACCATCACCAGTGGGCGAAGCAGCCCGACCAAAAACGCACTCATCGCTGAGAATCTACCATGCCTTCACCAGTACTAGGAACAGGCTTTTTCCGAGGTTTCCTTGCCAACGGTGCGCCCAACGCGGGCGGCAGCGTCTCGACATTCGCCGCGGGCAGTGCGACGCCGCTGACGACCTACCCGACCGCTGCTGACGCGGCAGCGGGCACCAACGCCAACGCGAACCCGGTCGTGCTGAACGCGAGCGGCGAGGCGCAAATCTGGGTCAACGCGCTGTCCTACAAGTTCGTGATGAAGGATAGCGGCGGGGCGACGCTGGAGACGGTGGACAACTATTCGCCAAACACTGCTGCGCCGTCGCCGTCGCCGTCGCAGTGGGTGCAGGCGCTGAATCCGACTACCCTGCTCGCACCTGTTTTCGCGTTCCTCACCGGGACTTCGTTCAGCATCAACCTGAACGGCCTGACCGACATGACGCTCTCGCCATACTTCCTCGGGCCGGGAGATCGCATCCGCACGCAGAACAACTCTGGCTTCGTCTATTCGACCATCGTGTCGATCACTGGCGCGATTCCCAATGTGATCACCGTGGTGAACGACGGCGCGAGCGTCATCGACGCCGGCATCAGCGCAATGTACTACGGGTTGATGCGTTTCTCGTCGCCCAGCGCTCCGGGATACCTCGATCCGCGCACCGCGGTCAATACGACGAAGAACGGCAATCAAGTCGGCGTGGGAGCTTCGGCGAAAGTGACAGCATGGAATGCCGCCTCTCCCGATCCGCTCGGTGAGTTCACGACGCCGCAGTTCACTTGCAAGTATCCCGGCCGCTATCTGGTCAACGTGCAGGCGCACGTCAGCGACAGCACTGTGGCTGGCGTCACTATAACTTTCGGCATCGGCGACAACGGCGTTGCGCTGTTCCAATCGCTCTACTCGGCACCAACGGTTGCGAATGCGCCCGTCACACTCTCGTACACCAAAGTGATGACGCTGACGGTGGGTCAAGTGATCGCAGCGTGGTGGACCGCCCCGGCTACCACCACGCTTTTCGGCACCAATTCGATGATCAACGTAGTGAGAATTCCGTGAACGATGATAGAGACGATGAAAATCAAAGTAGGCGACATGGGGACAAGTGGCAATTCAAGCGGGAAGTCAGCACTGGCGATCTGCTGATCGCGGTCGGCTTCATCGTGTCAGCGGTCATGGGGTACACGTCGATGGATAAGCGCATCACGGTGATCGAAGAGAAGCAAGCGATGCAGGCACGGATCGATGACAAGCAGGACGCCGCGTTGCGCGACGGGATGCGCCGGATCGAGGACTCTCTGAACAACATTCAGAACTTCCTGCGGGACGCCAAGAAGTGACGCCAATGTTTCAGAGCAAGCTCAACGTCATCTGCGCCTCGCTCGGCATCGAGCCGGCGTGGCTGCTGGCGTGCATGACTTTTGAGTCGAGGCTCGATCCAGCGAAACGCAACATCGTTTCTGGCGCGACTGGATTGATCCAGTTCATGCCAGGTACTGCGCGTCGCCTCGGCACGACCACCGACGCGCTCGCGGCAATGTCAGCAGAGGATCAGCTCGACTATGTTGAACGGTACTTTGCGGACTATCGCGGCAGACTTGCGACGTTTGAGGACACCTACATGGCAATCCTCTGGCCGATGGCAGTCGGCCAGGCGAACGACTACGTTTTGTTCCGGGCTGGCACCACTGCATACGACCAGAACAAAGCGCTCGATATTGGCAGCAAGGGTTACGTCACCAAAGCCGATGCCGCGAGCTTCCCGGCGAAGTACCTGACCAACGCACCGCAAGTAGCACCAGTTTCGACACCACAAGGAACGACCATGCCACTCGCTCTACTGATTCCACTGATCACCGCCTTCGGTCCTGCGCTCGCGAACCTCATCCCGCAGATCGCGAAGATGATGAAGCCCGACTCGATCTCGTCGGCGAAGGACGCCGCGAACGTTTCGCAGATCATCGACGTGATCACAAAGGCCGCAGGCGCACCGAACCTTCAGGCTGCTGTCGAGCAGATGCAAGCCTCGCCGGATCTGGTGAAGACCGTGACGACTGCGGTGGTCAACGATCCGCAGATCATCCAGATCCTCGAGGTCGGCCAGGGCGGCATCGCTGGCGCGGCGGAACGTGGACTCGCGATGCAGAACTCGGAGCGCCCGTTCTGGTACAACCCGGTGTTCTGGATCTCAATGATCATGCTATCGATGCCGATGATGCTGCTGGTCGATTGCCTGTTCATTCACCCGTACACCTACGACGCCGCGACGAAGACGCAGATCGTGACCGCGACGCTGGTGATTATCTCTCTGATCGGCGCGTTCTGGATGGGTACGAGCGCAGGCTCGATCAAGAAGGACGCGACCATCGCGGCGCAGGCTGGCGTGCCGCAGCAAAGCTAACCCATGGCAATGCCGACACTCTCCGGTCTTCTCGCCGCGATTGAGGACGCGAGGCAGCGTGCTGGATCGTACGTCGCCGACGCCGCAGAGCAAGTGCGCGACAACCCGTGGCAGGACACCGCGAAGAACGTCGGTCGCGGAGTCGCGGTGGGCGCCGGTCAACTCGCGGACATGAACCCGTTCCAAGCGCAAGGCAACTCTGGCTCGATGCTCGCCGACGCGCTCAAGTCTGCTCTGGGGTGGGGCGACACCCCGGTCGAGAACATCACCTCCTTGGCTGGCCCACCGATCAAGACTGCCGCCGCAGGCGCGGCAAAGGTCGCAGGGATGGCAAAGGCCGGGGCGCCAACGCTCGCAATGCTGCTCCATGCTGCTCAGGGTGGTGGGAGGGCCGCAGACGCGCTAGGCGAGCTTCCTGACGGCATTCGCGCCGTAGTCCGATTCGGCGGCAAGGAGTTCGATGGGGCGACGCATATCGAGGCGATGAAGAAAGCCGCTGCCGCGGGCTTGCTCGACCTGAAAGCACCGAAGCTCAACCGGGAGATGGGCGACACGATTGACCTGTTCAGCGTGCCCGGAAAAGGAATCCTGACCCGCGACGAGGTCGGGGCGTTGTACGACGGCGCGAAGCGCACCGAGGATCTGCGTGCTGGCGAGGCCGCTCGTCAAGCAGAAGCCGACGCTCCGGTGACGACGAAGGAGTCGGTGCCAAGTGGCGCAGCTGGCGCGGTCGAGGAAGCTCCAGCCGCGGCAGTCCCAGAGAAGTCGCGTGTCTGGACGCCAAGCACCGGCTCACTGTTCGATCTGACCAAGCTCCATGAGAACCCG